GCTGTATTGGTTACTATGTTGCCAGTTAGGTCGATGCCTGTGCCAGCCGTGAGAGCGTCTTGCTTACCGTCGAACGTATTAAAATCGGTTGCGCTTAAATATCCATCGCTTACGCTTGTGGCTTGGCTTATTGAAATATCAGGCGTTGCCCCACCGCTCGAGGCTATTGGTGCGCTACCCGTTACGGCTGTTACACCCCCGCCACCGCCGCCGCTTGGGATGTTTACCTGAACAACGCCCGGCGATGTTAACGAAGCCGTTACGCCTGCGCCTGTGAAATTCAATGTAGTGGTGTTGGTGCTTACGTTTACACCTTCGTCTTGCGTTCTTAAAGGTGTGCCACCCCCACCCCCAACAGCTACCAACGGTTCGGCTGGTGTACCGTTCCCAATAATTGTAACCCCGTCAACAGCGACCTCGGTTAAACACGGGGTACATGGTAAAAAGTCGGGCGGCAAAGGTATATCGCCAGTGTTGCAAATATCATAGCACGTATCTTCAGAGCCGCTAACGATTTCAACCTCTAAATCGATTACAACCGTGGCGAACTCTAAATTAGGCGGTAAAGTTTTATCGCCCACCGTGTATCCGTTCGGGATTACCTCGTAGCTAACAACATCGATTACCTCTTTAAATCCATAATCCCGCCCGCTTACTAACTTATAAACCCGCGACGCTACCCAGTCGCCTGCATCTTCGCCGTCGCATGGTAGGTGCGATTTGCGAACTATCGCGTAAGCCGAAAGGTTAAATTTCGTCGAATACATTTGCTTGCATCCGCTAACCTTTAGGCTATCGATTTTCGATATGTTTACCTTGCCGCGCTTCGCCCAAAATAACGAACCCTGTTTAGAATCGTAATCCGTTACGGGTATTGCTTGCCCGTCGCCTATGTAGTAAATCCATCCCTTATCGCCTGTAAGCTCGCATAAACCATATATGCGGTCGAATATATTGCTTACCTCAATTCGTTGGTTTAAACGGTCTATAATCGTTTTTAAAATCATGCTCCCAGTTGTTTGTTGATTGCTTCAGCAATTAGTTGTTCGTGATATTTAAGAAATTCGGCTTCCTCTTCTTCAGTAGGTTTAAATATAATTCCATAACCCCTAAATGAATCGTAACGAGGGTTAACCTCTTTTCCGAATTGTAAGCCCTGCGCCTTTAAATATTCGCGGTCGTTTAACATTAACGCCGCACTTAAACCTTGTTCGAGTATTGGCTCGGTTAAAAAATTACGCCGCAAAAAACCCGTTAATTCAAGCGGTATAGGTCTGCGCTGTTTTCTAACCGTGTAGCCGGGCGAATAAGGCGTTTCGTAATTACCGCCACGCCTCGCGGGTAGTGGTATTTGTTGCCCCGCTGTGTTGAGGTTACCTCCTGAACGCTCAAATATTCGCGTGTACATGATTCGGCGTAATTCGATAGCGGCTAAATATAAAGGCTCGAAATTACTAAGCCATTCGTTATATAGCGCGTCTGTTCGTTTTTTCGCCTCTTCAGGTGTCATGGCAAAGCCGTTACGTATTTAATGTTTTTACGGCAATCGAAACAATGGTTATCGTCAGGCAATCGCATATTTTGAAGCATTGCCGTTAGTTCAGTATTGTATTGTTCGGCTGCTATATCGCGAGCTGCTACAATACCCTCAAACGCCGCCGCCGTTGCAAATGGTTTATTACCCTTATTTACGAATACCGTAGTGTTCGCCCGTTGGTTAGGGCTAACCGTTAGCGCGTAGTTATATATTTCTACGGCTGTGGCATAGGCTAACGCTAAACTCATTTGGTTTCCGATTGAACAAAGCCACCCTCGACGGTCGCAGCTAACCGAGTAATTTAAGCTCATGCCCGTTGTATATTTATTATTCGAACTGCTTAACACGCTTACGCCGTCGGTTGTTAGGTTAATGCCTATCGCATCGACAAACGGGCAAATATGCGCCTCGCGTACCGAACCGCCGCAATCGTAGCAGCTACCTTTTTTCGGGATAAATTTAACCGTGTTCATGGTAGATTCATAAACAAACGCCAAATCTAATTTGCGGCGCTTGGCTGCAAACTCCTTACCGATATAATACTCGATGCCGCCCCCCGTGTAGGTAATCGTATCGATTAGCTGAAGCGTAGTCATATCGAAAACAAGTATCGGTACGTTTGTATTACTCGAATCAATTGCGAGCGTTATATCGCTTATAAATAAGTTTAGATAGCTTAATGTATTCGGGCTAATCTTTACACGAATACCGCCGTAATTGCCAGCGCCTAACGCCGTTTGTACATTGCTGTAATCTGTTACAACTTGCCCGATACGTTTCGATTCGATAATCGTGTCGGCTTTCATCATTGGCGAAAGGCGCGTTAATACATCGCTCGAAAGTTTTTTCCATGCGAAAGCCCGTTTATCTTGGAACAACTCAACCCCGTTATTATACTGGTCGGTTATTAGTTGCCCTAAAAAGGTGTTATTTATACCGAGTTCGTCGATATATAAGCCCGTCGTAGGTTCTGCGAGATTACAATCGCGTAAGCCTAATAATGATTCGTAGCACATAGCAACAAAGATAAAAAAAAAGAGGGGTTGTTACACCCCTCTATTCGGTTACTAAATTATCTAACCCATTTTGCGTCAATAAGTCTTCATCGGCTTGCGATAATAAACTTACCGACGCTGCTACGGGTTTACGATAGACACGCAGTTAACGTAATTTACGCCAGCGTATTTGTCAGCTGATTCGTAAATATCAGTTGGCAACGTTACGAGCTTGCCCGTGTGCGTTACAACAATTGATAAGTTACCGCAATCGTCCTTCATGGTCAAGTCAACAGGCAAGCCCGCAGGGGTGAAAGCAATAGTCTTAGAATAATTGCTACCCGCTACTGGTGTAATACCTGCATTCCATTCAGCCATGTTAAACGATAACCATTGCATCGCGCCTGCGGTTGTTACGAGGGCTTTAGTTTGGCTACCTTGTGCGGCGGCTAAACGTGCATCGTAAGCGAACCCAAAGCCGTTTTGCTGAGAAATCGCTAAAAGGTCGATGCCGTACTGAGTGCAGCATCCAGCCTGAACCGCGTTAGCGTAACGCTGCATTGCAGCCCCACCGAAAGCGATTGGCGCAGCTGGATAGTTAGCCATACGAGTAGCCTGTAAGATGTCAGCTAAGGCAAACGGGTTAAGTTCAGCCGAACCTAATTCTGTTGCGATTTCTAAACAGTCGCCGGTTACGCTGTAATAACCTTCTACGTCAGTACCCCAATTACCAATCGAGCTAACGGCTTGCGTAGCGGCGGCGCTTGCTACCTTACGGTCGATTACATCCATTAAACGCATAACGCTTTCCAATACGTAGCGGCTGTTTTCCTGACAATGGCGAGCAATATCGGCAGCGTTAATCAATTGGCTTGCGATGTACGTATCGGTTGTTTCGAGCGTGTAAGTAGTGGTCGAATCGCCGTAGGTGTTTGTTGAGGTACAAGTAAGAATATCGCCGCCCTCTTCTACTTCCGTTTCGGGTAAGCGCTGAATCCAACGAGCCTCAACAGTCTTTAGCTTACCGCGACCGGGTGCTACTTCCTGCTTTATTAGCTTAACGTTTTCAGGTGAATTAAGAAACTCGAGGAAAGGTAGCTGTTCGCGCTGACCTACTTCGATGAAAAGCTCCGAAAGGCTCATTTGAACATTCGGGCATTCTGATAAAATGCGAGAAATTGACATTTTGTTTTTAGGTTTTAGAGTTTGTGCTTGCACTTAAAAAGGCGGCAAACATTCACGCCTAAAAATAATTTGTCATTTGAGCGCCGTAAATTTACGAAATGTTTTTTTAATTACAAACCATAGCAAGGGGGTTCTCCCGTGCAAGGTAGTTAAACCGTTTAATCGGTACTTAAAAGATTTATTGCCCGTGTTCCTGTTTTCGATATATCAGGCTGTTAACCGCTCGTCGCCTCTTTTCTTTCGCGTTAACTATTTTCAACAAACCCCTTTAGTATACTTGAGCATTTAGCCCCTTGCACTTGGTCGGTGTTGCCCCCCTTGTTTGCATTGCACCTACGCATACCAAAGTTTATAAGTTCTTTAACGACTGCTTTTGTTTGCGATTCCTCGCCTATGCTCACGGCTGAACTGGTCGGTTCATCAGCCTGTTAGGGGTAATAAAAAAGCCCCTAAATAGGTAGGGGGTCTATTTAAGGGCGATATATCGAAAAGGAATATCCGAGCTTAGTTAGATAGCCCCTAACTATCTTTTGCAAATATAGTAATTATTTGAAAACGCAAAACAATTAAATAAAAAAAGCCGCTTGTTAGGCGGCTCTTAAATTGCTTTTAAAAATTACAGGCGAGTATATAAGCCTGTAACTTGAGTGAATATAGATTGAAGCATATCGTTATAAACGTTCTCGAATTTTGCTTTTGTTTTGATGTTAAACTCTTTATCGAAAGTGTAAAAGTGTACATCGTAAAGGTCTAACGAATTAAGCTCGATGCTTAGTTGTTTAGCTTGTACTTTGTTTCTGCGTAGTGTCATGCGCAAACCGTTATTTGTTGCGATGAAATTGTAAGAGCCAGTCATTACCGCGAATTTGTTACCGCCTAATTGCTCGAGAATTTGTGTTGCTGTGTTCATAGTGTAAATGTTTAAATGTTTAACGATGACAAATGTATAACTTTATTTTGAATCTGCAAACTTATTCAGAAAATAATTCAAAATATTTTTACTTACTTACCTAACTAGCTGAAAATAAACAATAAAAAAACGCGCCCCGGTTAGTGAGCGCGTTCAAAGTTGCCTAAACTTTATTTCGAGTATGAAACGATTTACAAATATATTAAGGCAATTCGATTTTACCAAAAAAAGGTTTATCGCTTACCGACCTTCGCCCCTCGCAACTCCAAAGTTGACGCGCCCACCAATTCGCCGAACCTTTCGGCGCAGGGATGCCAGCACTACGAGCACAGTAAGAATTGCCTGCATCCGTACCGGGCTTAATCCGATAGCCCGAAGCGCCAAAATGAATCTCATTACCTTCATCGTCTACGGCTTTATATTTCTTACCCTCGCGCTCGGACGATGTTACATTATAACCTTCATACTGCGGCATCGCTATACTCTTTTATAGTGTCTAAAATAAGGCGTAAGGCGTTAGTTAAATCGATTGAATTAACTTGATTGTTATGATAGCCTTCGCGCCAACCATAATGCTGTTCTAAAACCTGAATAGCCTTGCGTAGTGTCATTTAACAAAGAAACGAGGGTTAACGCCTTTAATTCGTTTGTCAACTTGCGATTCAATCGCTGGTATCATTGGTTGACCCGGTCTATTCATAGGCTTGCCCGCGTGTGGGTTCTTTTGAATAATACCCGCCGCCGTTGCTTCGGCTATCAATACATCGTTAACGCCGAGGAACGCGCCTGCTTTGTCTTTAGATTTTAAGCGTTCGCCCGTCTTACGGTCTTTAACTATTGCGCTGCCATCATCCTCAAGGTCGATTAAATACTTTTCGTTAATCGCAGATTTAAAGCCTTTAATCGTGTATTCGTTAACCGTTGGGTCTAACTTTAAAGCCCCAAGTTCGCGCTCGAATACGCTGCTTACTTTAATAGCTTTCTTTTCCTCGGCGGCTTGTTGCTTATAGCTTTCGAATTGCGTTAACGCTTCCTGCCTCGCTTGCTCAACTTCCGAATATTTGCGCTCAAGTTGCTTATGTTTCTTTTCCCATTCGGCTACTAACTCAGCCGCGCCGTTACCCGTTGCTTTTTTCTCCCATTCTTCGCGCTGCTTTTCGTATTCCGTTTTAGCGCGTTCGGCTGCGTTGCGAATTACGTCTAAGCTTTTTTGCTCCTTAAAATCGTCCTCGGTTAGCGTCACGCCAAACGGCTCGAAGGCTCGTTTAACTACGTTCGCTATTGAGCCGTTAAGCTTGCCCAGCGTTGCGGCGTGTTCTTTTTGGTCTATCCAATTCTGTTGAAATTTCTCCTTTGCCGTTTCGAGGTTTTCGGCTTCGTCGAGGTTTAGGAATTTCACTAACTCCAGCGCCTCCTCGGGTTTCATTGCCATAAATATTTGGTGTTTCTATTTGTTTTAGTTTCAATTCACGTGCGCCCCGTGCTAATAGGTTTGAGGCGACTACATCAGATGCCTGAATAATTTTGCCGTCTGACAATAATAGATACTTCATAAAGCACAAAGATAAGTATTTTGATTGTGCAAAACAATTAATCAATAAACCCTTCAGCCCTTGCGCGTGCCTTAACGGTTTCAGGAACTTTTGAAGCAGGCACGGGTACTAAATCGTGGCGGCAATTCCAACCGCCTACAAACGTAAAAATAGTCTTACTATCCGTGCCATCGATTCGCCCTGCCCATGTACCGCCTTTAATATCATTTATGCCAGCACTATTTTCGCCACGCCCCCATGCTTCTATTTCTTTCTTATGAAATATTTGCCCCTGCCTATGCTCACAAAACGGGCGTGTCGTAGGTATCTCGCCGCCTAAATATTGAAACCATTGTATGCCTATTTCCTCGTTAACGGCTGCCGAATAGCTACGGTCTGCGACGGCTTGCGCTGTAGTGGCGGTTGTTTTAATGTGTCCGAGTAAATTACCGTCGAGTTTATTATCGCCTATTATCGTTGCGCTTAAAGCCTTAACGGCTTCGCGTAGCGGTGCGCGTGCTGCGATATTAGCCGTTAGCTGCTCTAAAAAAGGTTGCGTTACGCGCTCACGTAATCCACTACCGAAAAAAGAATTGATTGCGTTCTGTTTACTTATTTGAACTAACCGCCGCTGTGCTTCGGTAGGCTCAAAACCCGCCTCAAACTTTTGCGCTATCTCAGTAGATAGATTAACGCCAGCTTCGATTTGCGAAAGGAATTTACTTACCGCCTCTTTATACTCACCCCCGGCTAAAACCTTATTGAGTTCGTCGGCTATTAATCCAATTCGATTAATATTTGCATCGCTCTGAATAATATTACCTGAACTATCTACGTCCATATCGCGCAGCAACGGCTCGACGGTACGCCACGCATCGAGCTGGGCGCGTTCGGCGCTCGTTGCCATATCCTTCGGTATTTGTTCAAATAGCCGAATTTTCTTTTTTATCAGTTCGTCAAGCGATGCCATTCAATAAATCGCGTTGGGCTTGCTGGATAGGGTCTAATTGCTCGCGTACTTTACCCGCTGCGATATTACGTAGCTGTATTACTTGCTCTTGTAAAGGTAAGTCGGTAAAGCGTGGCGCGTCTTCGGTTGGTATGTAGTTACGAATTAACTCCATGATTAACTGAGGTGCGCTAAAGTGTAAAACGTCCTGCCATTTTTCAACCGTGCCATTTGCTACCCTTGCGGAAATATCGGCGCTACTCATAAGGAGCAATTCGTCGGCGTGAATAATCAAATCGTAAATAGCGCTCGTTTCCTCATCTGTGTAGTGGATTGCTTTAATGTAATTGTAAACGTTGCTAAACGTTACCGAAGGCGGTACGCCCGCCGTTATACCCTCACCTATTACAGCTAAATAATCGCTCGGTGTACTTATATCAAAGGTAGTAGGATAAACCAACGATACACCCCCAAATAAGTCGCCGTAACGCATTCGGCCAGTTGTAACGAGTATAAACTCATACAGGCTAAATAACTGGTCTGAAATAGGCTTTAAAAACGCATATAAGCTACGCATCTTATTTAGGCTTCCCGTAGCGGTAACAGCCTCACCAACGCCCGCCGTACTATCGCTGCTCGGTAGGTGTAAAATGCTACGTGCTTTTTTCATTTGCGCCTCAATTTCTACGCGCAAAAAGTTAAGCGTGTCCATCGGAGGGCTAACGAACTTTAGATACTCGCCACTAATACCGCTATCGCCCTCGCTTACTGAGGTTTTAGGCTTAATCAATAACATACCGGTAGGGCTAAAACGCGACTTTAAACCGCCACCGCTACATGAGGGGCAAGTACGATACCCGCCGTTTATAGGGTCGAAAATTTGACCGTCTACGCATTTGTTACCCTCTCTATCCACAAAGTCGCACACCTCACCTAACGCCACCATAAAAGGAAACGCGCTCGTTGCTTTGCTAATTTGTAGGTAACTTTCATCGAGTACCACTTGGTCTAAGAAAGGAACGGCGGTAATGAAAGGCGATTGAAAACAAATTTCGCCGTTAATGAGTTGCGGCATCCCTTGTAGCTTATGGCAAGGTACGTAACCGAGATTATGCGCAAAATAAAGCACAGGCTCGCTAAATTCCATTTCGGATTTTTTACCAGTTTGGTAAATCTTCCAAATATTCATATCGTCGTAAAGCTCCAAAACGATACCGCTTTTTTCCATTTTAGAGCCGTTTTTAACGGTGCTGTAATCGTCTGTAATAACGAGGTAATACTCGCCGAACTTTTGCCCTACAATCGATTTACATGAATAATATTCGGGCATCGGTTTAAGTAGGTCGTTGCTTATTACTTCGCTTTCCTCGCCTTCGGTTTGTACCGTTTCTACGTATTCGGGTTCGATTGCAATAATACCATTCGGGTCTACCAGCTTTAACGTTGGAAGCATCGTTTTAACGAATGCCTCGACGCTTCCGAACTTTTCTATTTCCTCGTTAACGAACCTTTGAAAAGTATCGTCGCCAAAACGCTCATCGGCTTCGGGCATATATTTAATACTCCAGTTTTGGTCTGCAAACGCACGGCTTACCGTTGCTTTAAAATCCTCGAACACGCTTAACGTCGTAGGCTTATAATTCGCCTTAATGTATTGCGCCTGCACATCAGTTTGATTAGGGGCTCGAACGCTCAATAAATGCTCGGGGTAAACATCGGGGCGCGTATGCGGTAAAATAGAATCGTACATCTTAGCCGCGTAGTTATACCCGTCCCAATATTCAGGGTATTGACTTACGCCCGTGCGCTGTTTAGTAACAGGGTTTAACGGTGTGCTTCTATTCGCCTCTACCCAGCCTTTGTATTTAGCGGCAAAGCGGTTAACGACCTTGTTTATTTCCTCGGTAGATAGTGCCATTATGCGACGGCTTTAGAATTTGGTTTAACGATTACGTGCGAGCCGCACGATTTTGAACGGCAAAATGTAGGCTTCATATCAATTGAATTAATTTATCGTGTTGGTTTTGCAAAAATACTTTATTATCCAATTCGGCTCGCCAAAGCGCGTTAGACTGAATATTTAAATCGGCGATATGCTCTGCAATATTAGCAGGGTGTGCAATCTTATACATTTCAATTTGATTACTTAAACAATAAATACCAAGTTGAATATCGATATAATTATTACGCTCGAATTTAACCTCTTTTAAATTTAAAATTGATTCATCCCAAATTGATAAACCAACGCCTAATCTTAAACATTTAATATCTTCAGCAAATGATTTCCACGTTTCGAGGTTCGACCACGATTTATAATAATCTTTGTTATTTAAAAACCGATAACCCCAAAAAGAACAGAAAGCGTTAGGGTTGCGTTCTAAGCCATTTAGCGCGGTTTTAATATATTGGTTCGATGCTATAAAATCGTCGTCAATAATTAAATTAACCCCGTCGCCTACGTGCTTTAAACGCTCCGCAGAGCCTTTGTTACTATCGTTGTAAACATAGTTTAATTCAATCGAGCTTTTGAAATCATGTTTAAAGCCCTGCAATATAAGCGTTATTAAATCGGGCTTAATCGATTGTTTATTTAACGAATCAATTAAC